ATTAAGAGAAAGACTTAATTATTTAACTTAGTAGAGTACGCTTCAAGTGAAGTGGAAAGAGAGGGAATCTCAACCATGATAATAGTGATTGAGATTATGATATAGTCTGACCTATATGGCAACATATAGAGCTTATGTAACGTATAAGCGTAACAAAAAAATGGAAGTTGGCGCACTTGCAAACAGGTAAACGGGTAGCCTCGCTATTAGAGAAATCTAGTAGAGGATTAGTGGGCAATATCGGTGAAGGTCTCATGTATTGACAATCTAATATTTTTATGATATAATTCTATTAATTAATGTAGAAAGTTGGAATAAGGGTGTTAGGATATATTTATAGAGTAACAAACAATATTAATGGTAAGATTTATGTCGGAAAACACAATGGTAAAGTTTTTGACAAAAACTACTATGGTAGTGGAGTAAAAATTATTAGAGCTATTAAAAAGTATAGCAAAGAAAATTTTACAGTTGATGTTTTGGATTGGTATGATTCTTTAGATGATTGCATCGCCAAGGAGCGTTATTATATAAAAAAACTTGATTCAAGAAATTTTGAAACGGGTTATAATATCTCTGAGGGTGGGCAATGGGGAGATTGTACTAGTAGTATGACACCAGAAGAATATCAAGCATGGCGAGATAAAATGATAATAAGTCACACCGGTAATACTAAAGGATGGACACCAGAAAGAAGACTTGCAACCAGTGAGCGCTATTCTGGAGATGGTAATCCAATGTATGGAAAATCCGGTACCAACCTAGGAAAGAAATTTGACAAAGAATGGAAAAGCAATATTTCCGATTCTCTAACTGGTGTTGCCACCGGTTCTCGCTCTAGAACAATGATAACTCTTTATATTAACGATGAAGCAGTAATGTGTTTCAGAGGAAAATCAAATATGGAGCGATATTGTCGGAAAATTGGTATTCCTAGACAGCTATTTTTAGATAGTTGTAAAAATGGTGTTGAAATTGGCTCTTTATCATATCATACGGGTGCTAATCAATATAGTATTGATAGAGATAAAAAACAAAATATGTTTGCGAAATATAAATTAATACAAGAGAAGATACCGAGATAAGTATAGTCTTAACAGGCTGTGCCATCGTAACGCGTAGTAGATGAAGCTATTTTTAATAGAATATAATTCTACCAAGAGTGTCCGCAACCTAACCCAGAAATGGTATGGTTAAAATGTACGCTGAACTGCACGGTGACGTGTAGAAGTTAGGATAAAAAGCCTAGCGATAACAGTTTTGACCCAATTGACGCAATGGAATCCTCACAAATGAATGTTGTTAATCGTACTGGTATTCTTATTTCAACAGCTTATCAAACACTGGATAACCCAATGACTCAAGAAGTGGATATTGCTGAAAAGGTTATTAGGGGTCATTTAGACAATGACAAGTTGTTTGCTATGTTATATAGACCAGACAATGAAAAGGAATGGATGACTAGTGATGATGAATTACTAAAAGCTAATCCATTAGCTCAAGAAAGTCAAGAAATTTTTGACTTCTTAGTAACACAGCGTTCACAAGCTACTATTATTCCTGAACGTAGAAGTAATTTTTTAACAAAACACATGAACATATTTATAAACGGTGACCAAGAAGAAGCATTTATTAAAGAACAAGACCTTGCAGACTGTATTGTTGATTCAATTGACTGGAAGGGTAGAGATGTTTATTTAGGACTTGATTTATCTAAAACAGATGATAATACGTCAGTTTCAATGAGTGCTTATGATGAATATTCTCGTAAGATTTACGCTAAGTCGTGGGCATTTTACCCCAAAGCATTTGAGTTAGCTAAATCACAAGTTGAAAAACTAGATTATAACAAAATGCACGAAAACGGTTGGGCATTCCCAACAGGTAATAAGATTATTGATTATGGCGACATTGAAACATTTATCATGGGAATTGAAGATACTTACGGCGTTCATGTTAAGGGTATCGGATATGATAATTGGAATTCAAGCTCAACAATATCTAAATTATCAAACGCAGACTTTAACTGTGTTGAAATTGACCAACATACACGTGGGTTATATCCCGCAACAAAACTACTAAAAGAAAAAATCATGAACGGTGATTTTGAAATGGAAACCAATGATTTATTTAAATTAAACTTCTTGAATGCTAAAGTAGTTTATGATAATAACATGTCTTATTATTTAAACAAGAAAAAATCAAATGGTAAAATTGATATGGTAGCTGCGTTGGTTGATAGTATGGCTCTTTGGCAAATGGAAATCGCCGATGAAGACCGAGATAACACAAGATTAATTTCAGTATTCTAATAGAAAGGAGTGAGTAAGTGGGTATTTTTGACGGTTTTAAAAGAAAAAAGAAACCATTAGACGCTATTGAAACCTATAATTTTAATGGTCAAACAACCACTTTAGATGGTTTATTCTTTAAAAATGGTGCCTTAACAGAGGAAGAAATTTTAGAAATTCCTGCTGTACAAACTTCATTAGATTTAATCACTAGCTCAATTGCTCAATTACCTATTAAGTTATATAGACGTAATAAATTAGGTGATTATGAGGAAGTGAACGATGATTATCGAACTGAATTATTGAATAATGAAGCCAATGAAAATATTACAGGTTATGATTTTAAAAAGAAAATTGCAAAAGATGTCCTATTATATGGTACGTCAAAAACAGTTGTCGAACGCGAAAACAAAACATCAAATGTTATTTCAGGATTATATCCATTAGACACTAAAGATTTAATGATTGAAGTGTTTATTCAAGATGGGTATAAGCGATATGGTAAAGTTCATTTAATGTCAAAAGGTGGTAACTATACCTTTAATGATGAAGATTTAATGAGTGTTCTTAAAAGTACCGATAATGGTATTACTGGTGTCGGTATTATTGAACAAAATGCTAAGCTATTAAAACTAGCATTGGCTCAAAATGAGTTCCAAACAAAGTTATTGCAAAATGGCGCTATGCCAACTTCTGTTATTGAAACAGATAATAAATTAGATAATACACAAATTAACCGTTTTGCATCCGCTTGGAAACAATTATATAGTGGTGCAAGTAATGCTGGTAAAACAATTATTCTTGAACAAGGATTGCATTTTAAACAGGCAAGTATTGACCCCGATAAATTACAATTAACCGATTCAACAAAGGCTGTTATCTCTGATATTGCTAGAATGTTTAATATTCCAGAATCAATGATTAATAGCTCTGCTAACAAGTATAACAGTAATGAACAAAATAATCTATATTTTTTACAATATACTTTATCTTCTATTATGGTTGCAATCGAATCAAGTATTACTAAAGATTTGTTATTAGAATCAGAAAAGCAAGACGATTTAGAGTTTCGTTTTGACCCTAGCGCATTATTACGTACCACAATCAAGGAACAAACAGATGTTGCGGTAGCTAAATTTAAGAATGGTATTATAACTAACTTAGCAGCAAAACGTGCTGTAGGTGAAATTGTTACACCAGACGAACAAGAGTATAAATTAGGAACAACCGGTCAATTCTTACTATCTGATAAAAATCACACGATTATTAATCCTAATACAGGTAGTGTTATGGATTCATTAACTGGTGAAATGTTACAAGAACCTACTATGAAAAGTGGGTCTGTAAAACAATCAGTAGATGATGAAAACGCTACTACTAATCAAGATAAAGAGGTAGTAAATAATGACCAATCAGAATAAATTAGAAATCCGTACTTTACCGATTGATATTCAGGTATCTGAGGGCGATAAATTAAACGTTCAAGGATATGTAAATATGACTGGTAGTGTATCGGAAATTTTAACTAATCCCGTAGATAGTAAACAGTTCCGTGAGACAATTATGCCCGAAGTATTTTCCAATGCTATTGAAGAAGCTAGTAGGGTAGATTTTCTTTATCAACATGATAAGATGTTAGTTTTAGCTTCAACAAGTAATCAATCATTATCTTTAGCAGAAGATAGTAAAGGGTTATTTATGAGGGCAACTATTTCCGAAACTAGTTGGGGAAAAGATACGTATCAGCTTATTCAGGATGGCATTATTCAAGGTATGAGCTTTGGTATGATTGTTACTGATGAAGAATGGACATTATGTGATGATGGTCTTCCATTGCGGATTATTACAGCAATTCAACTTTTTGAAATTTCCGCTGTACGTAATCCAGCATATAGAAGTTCAACCATTGAAGCACGGGATATTGACCAAGTAACAAACATTGAAATTCCAGATAATATTGAAAAGAGGGAAGATACTATGGTAGAAAATGATACAGAAAAAGCAAAAGATAAATCAGTAGAAAAAGAAGTTGTTGAAACTAAAGATAACAAAAATACTGATAAATCAAAACAAGATGTTAAAGAAAAACGTGAAGATGTTGTTGAAGACGTTGAGGACACTAAACTAGAAGACCGTGCTGTTGATGACGGTAAATCAAGTTTGGAATCAGCAGTGAGAGAATTAATCACAAAGGTTGACACATTATTAAAAGCTAAAGCACCTGAAAAACGTGATGATACAACTGTAGATGGTGAAGATTTAGAAGACCGTGCTAAAACGGAAGTTAAAGACGAAAAGCCAGAAGATAAAGCTAAGGCAACAGAAAAAACTTCTGAAAAATCAGATGAAAAGAAAACTGATGACTCAGCTAAACCAGCTGATAAAGCAGATGAAAAAGATTCTGAAAACACAGATAAAAATAAGAAACCATTCCCATTCCAAAAAAAAGAGAAACGGGAATTATTAGATTTCTTTAACATTGAAACTCGTGAGGTAAAATAAATGGCAAACACATTAAAAAGTGAAAAAGAACGCTATAATCAAGCTATGACAGCAGGTCGTGATTTGATTGAATTAGCACGCAATGAAGTTCGTTCGTTAACTGATGATGAACATGAAAAGTTAATCGAATATCGTGAAATCGCTTCACAAGCAAATAAGAGTATTAAGGATTTTGAAGAACAACGTGATGATTCAGGTATTAAAGTAAGCACTGCTGGCGCAGAAAAACATAATGAGGTGAATGATTTGGATAAGAAAGAAATTCAAGAAAAAGTAGCAGAATTAGAAACACGTAGTATGGACGCTTATTTACGTCGTAATGACGCAGAATTGGCACAAGTAGAAGAAGAATATCGTGCATTAGACTCAGCAACAACTAATCAAGCAGGTATTACTGGTGAAGGGCTTGCTGGTAATGGTGGTTTAACAGTTCCTACTTCTGTATATAACCAAGTAATTGAAATGTTGGGTGAAAATTCTCCAGTATTTGAAAAAGCAGAAAAATTTGGTTCAGTAACAGGTAACTTAAAGATTGCCCGTGAAGACGATGTATCTGATGAAGGCTTTATTGGTGAATTACAAGATGCAAGTAAATTAGTACCAAAAATGAAATCAGTTACACTTACAAACAAACGTGTTGGTGCTGCTATTCAATTAACTAAAGCATTAATTCAAGATTCAGGTGTTAACATTGTTAGCTATGCACAAAAACGTTTAGCTCGCTCAACTGCTAAGGCTATCGAACGTGGTATCTTAGTTGGTGACACAGATGCTGATAATTCATTCTCACCAATTATTGGTGATGCTAGTGTATTAAAACAAGAACGTGCAGCCGCAGGTGTTACGGTTGAAGATTTATTGGATGTTTATGGTAAATTAAACCCCGGCTATTTAACTGGTGCAATGTGGGTTGTTTCTCGTGAAGTATTTAATGTAATCATGAAGTTAAAAGATGGTGATGGCACTTACTTGATTTTCCGTGGTATTGTTGAAGGAAAACCTGGTTATTCATTATTCGGCGCACCTGTTTACGTTTCTGATGTATTAAAAGGTGATAACGCTCAATCAATCGTATTTGGTAACTTCCAAGCTGGTTACGGTATGTTGATTAAACAAGGTATGAACTTAATTAATGTTACTCAAGATACACAACAAGCAATGGCTGGTGGTATGTTATCAGTTCTTGACACGTATATGGATGGTGCAGTATACAATCCTAATGCACTTGTTGTGGGTACTGTAAAAAAATAGTAACGCCAACCCAACCAAAAACACCTGGCAATAATAAGGTAGATGCTAAAGTTGGTAGTGCTACAGTTGCTGCTGACTAATAGTTGGGACAGTATACTGGCGGATTATTAAATGGTATACGACAGGACAAGGTTTATCCTTGTTCATACATAATATAGATAGAAACGGGAGGTGTTGAATTGAGTGAAAAACAAGAGAATCCATATGAATCAAATGATGATTTTATTTTGACAATTAATGAATTAATGGACAATTTAAACGCCGAAGATGATGAAAAACCATATATCGAACACTCATTATTACCACAAGCACAAGCATATGTCAATAATTTTCTAAATATTACAGATGACTTACTGACTGATGATGAAAAAATGACAAAAAAACGTATTGTATTATTCGTAGCCACCGATTGGTACTATAACCGCTCTGGTGAAGGTAATTTAAATAAAAAGAGTTATACAGGCATCAACACCTTAATTGATTCTATTCGTGATATGGGTATTGGTTGTCCTGAGGATGAAAAATATTAGGAGGTGATTATTGAATGGCTATGTATTTTTATGATGGTAAAAACCAAGCTGATAAGAAACCTTATAGTTTTAATAAAAAAGTTAAGTTTTATTCGGTGCAAAGTGTTGAAGACCCTAATACAGGTGCCTCAACTCCTGAGTTAGTTTATGAGTTTACTCTTCACTATTCGCCTGTTAAACGTGCTATTGAAGATAGAATAAGTGAAATGGGCACAGATAAACAAGATACTACTATTATTAGTGTTAAGCATAGAGATAAGATTCAAAAAACATTTAAGGTAACTCTTAATAAAAAAGACGATATTGTCTATACTATTACAGGTTTAATGCCCGATGATAGCAATAACCCAGTCATCTATGACACCTTGACGCTTAGATTAGCAGAAAAGAGGTATCGTATTGCCAGAAAATAGATGGGAATTTGAAGATGGTAAAGATAATTTTACCTCTGCATTAAATGGTTGGATGAATGATATTGAGAAGGCTGTCACTTTAGATACTAAAGAGCGTGCTATTATTAACAAAGCAGGTGCGGAAGCCTATAAACAAGCCTTGGAACAAGAGACTAAGAACAAGCATTATGACCACAAACATAGATATAATCGTAACGGAGAAGAAAATTTCCCACATTTAGCTGATTCGGTTAACAGTTCCACTAGTCGACAAAATGTAGGCGCTATTGATGTTGGTTTTGATGATAAGGTCGGATATATTGCTAGATTTCTTAATGACGGAACCAAAAAAATGGCAGGAGACCACTTTGTTGATAATACTAGAAGTAAGGCATTAGCTGGTGTATTTGAAGCTCAAAAAATAGCCTACTATAAGATAGTGGGGAATAAATTATGAGTGCAACAAGCGATTTAAAAAAGTATATTCAATCCATGAACTACAGTGAAATTGATAAGGTTTATCAAATTAATATTCCTATTGAAGACCAAGATATTGTTGATACAAATACAATATTAATCACAGAAGCAATCATGGAAAATGATGATTATAGTAATAATGGATTTCATTCTATCGTACAAACATTGGAAGTGCAAGTGTTTTACGCCTTACATCCCGATTTTGATACAGAAGATTTTGAAATTAAGTTTATGAAAGATTTAGAAAATGGGGAGTGGCGAACTGTGAGAAGTGACCCGCATATTATTGACCCCGACACAAACCAAACGGTTAAATTATTTTACTTTGAACGAGTAAAATATATATAAAAAAATTCCCTATAAGGAGAGAATAAAATATGGCAATTGTAGGTATTACAGGCGTAACAGTCGCATTGGTTGACGACAACCAAAAAGTAATCAAAGAAGCAGAAAAAGGTTTATCAGAATCAGGTATTTACCGTGTAGGTATTAAAGATATGGGTACAAAAACGGCTAATATCACAGGGTTAGCAGGTACAACCCAAAAGGTATGGGGCGATAACCAAATGCAAGATTTAGCAGAAGGGACCGCTTCTCCAGCCGTTGCATGGAATGTTAACAATTTAGACTTTATTGTTCGTAATAAGTTGATTGGTAATATGCCAGATGGTAAAGGTGGATTTATTAAAGAAGGTAACACGCCTCATTCAGCAATGTTAATTGAAACAAAGACAGTTAAAGATGGCAAACGTGTGTTCTTCGCCTTTGGTAACGGTACTATGTCAATGCCTTCACAAAACATTGGTACAAACACTGAAAACCAAACTCGTGAAGACGATACTTTAACATTCACAGCTTTAACAACGACTGCATTTAAGGGTCAACCATATAAGATTTACTACGATGATGGTGAATTATTTAAGGAAGAACAAATGATGGCAGAAGTGTTTGGCGGTTATGTTGCATCCCCAAAAGTTTAGTGCCAACGAATGTTAAAGTATCTGCAATCGTTGGAAAATCTAATATTACAGCGGACTAACACTGCTAAAAAAAGAGGCGAAATTAATGGTAGAAGATAGAAGTAAACAAAAATTAGGTATCTCAATTGATACTGATAAAGCTCATGATATTATTGGTGCCGTAGGTGCAAAATCAGTTACCTACCCAACACCTGTATCGCAAGGTTACAACATTGCAGTAAAAACAGGTCAATTAAAATCTTTTTACCGTGATGAAAATGGTGTCGACTCAGATAAAGTTGATGTTCCTGCATTCACCGCTAATCCTGCAACAGTAATCACAGGTGTTACTTTGAGCGACCCTACGCTTGCATTACAGGTTGGTGGTACAAAGACATTATCAACAACAGTTGCCCCAGAAAGTGCTACAGTTAAAACTGTAAGCTACACATCTAGTGACCCTACTGTTGCTACAGTAAGTACAGCGGGTGTGGTTAAGGCACTTAAAGTTGGGACAGCTACGATTACAGCTACTTCTGATGTAACAAAAACAGCCAAGGCTACTTCGGCACTAACTGTAACAGCCGCTTAAAATGTTTATCACAATACAAAAAATAAATAGAGAGATATTAATTTATCCCTTTATTTTTACATAATATCCATCAATAAAATGTAATTTTTAATGATTTAAGAATGCTGTTATACCGGCGTTTGTAGCCTACATAAAAACTAAAAAAGGTGGAATTAGATATGAAAATTAGCGTAGAAAAAGAATTAGGAATCAAAAAAGAATTTGAAGTGGCGACAAGCAACATTAATGTTGAACGGGCATTTCAAATGCAATTAGACTTAGCAAAACGTGATGATATTAGCGAAAAAACAGGTCTAGAAATTTTACAATTAAGTTTAGACACTATGCGTAAATCTGTAGATTATATTAAAGAAACTCTAAAATTAAATAAGACACAATGTGCATTAGTAGACGAAATGGAAACTAGCGATACGGCTATGTTAGTAAATCGTATTTGTATGCGTTTAATGGGGAATACAGATGAAGAAATCGAAGCTATTTTCAATAGTACAGAAGAAACGAGTCCAGAAGACTTGGAAAAAGCATAAGCCCCGCTGAGCGTGTTTACAATTACACTAACCAGCTAGAGGATTTACGCCTTGCTGAAAAACAAATTCTTATTAATTGGCATTGGAGTTTAGAGGAATATGAAGAAGCAGATTATTATCGTATGATGGAAATTCTCAATGCTAAAGAGAAAAATGACCGACAGGTTGACCCATTAGAATTATTAAGTGATTTGTAAAAAGTGAAGGTGGTAAATAAATGGCAAAAGTAGGGTCAGTATTAAAAACAACAATTGATGTTGATTCCATGCAAGCTAATAATAGCCTCAAAGGTTTAAAATCAATTGTAGACGCAGTAACCAATGCTTGGAAGTCTCAAGAAATACAGTTAAAATCAACGGGGAACTATTTAGAAGCTAGTGAAAGACGTTATAATGGCTTAGGCGAAGCTATGAGACGTCAAAAGGAATTAATTGAACAACAGGTTGCCGGTCAGAAACGACTAGAAGAAAATACCAAGAATATGACGAATGCCACTGTAAAGGAAACAGAGCAGTGGGGACGTTATCAAAAAGATATTGAACGTGCTGAGTTAAAATTAGCCTCAATGACAACGCAACAAGAGCGTGCTAAAAATGCCATGGATAAAGAAGTATCTGGCATTAATGCTCTAACTGTTAATATGGAGAAACAGGGAAGAGCCACTGATTCATATGTGAAACTATTAAAGTCACAAGGTGATGAAGAAAGCGCTATTTCTGCTAAACGTAAGGCTGCTAATACGCAACTTGAACAACAAGAAAAGCTATATGAGAAGAATAATACCTTGCTTAAACAGGTAGGGGAACAAAGTGGTTTCACAAGTGATGCTTACAAGAAACAAAAAATAGCATTAGAGAATGTTGCCACTGAAATGAACAACACCAAGAAAAAGTTAAAAGACTTACATGATGAAGAAGTTCAAGCGGTTGTTAAAACTGAAAACCATAGACTAGGTGTAGACAAGCTTAGAAAAAGTATGGAACTTCAAGATAGCGTTT